TTGGTTACTCATTAGGTTTGCTCCATAATGCTGAGAATAACATCCGTGGCACCAGATGCAGATACCTTCAAAATATCCGTAGTTTCCATAACAACCTTACCATCAAGCACAGAAAGAGATGACCCTTGAGGTATCGGCGCATCCGTCACAATCTCAACATCCTGATTCGCTTCATCGTTGTTACCAGCCCTGTTTGCTGTATCACTAGAAAGCGTCACCGTAGCCGTAACCTGACTAGATGTTGTGTTGCCAAGAACCAAACCAAGAACCACTGTCGTTGTGGATCCCGCAACCGTGTAAATATCATCTAGGGTCGTTACTCCCGCTTTTGTTACAACTTTAAATGTGTTTGCCATAGATCAGCCCAATGCAATGGCGAGAGCCGTGGCCTCGTCCGTTGTCCCTAAGTTAGTCCTCGCCGCATCCGCAGTCGAAGCGCCCGTTCCACCATCAGCAATAGCAAGATCCGTAATGCCCGTCACACTACCACCCGTTATTGCCACATCTGAAGTAATGTCTCTAGCTATCGCGCCAATGAAAACAAAAGCATTCCCAGACAGGTTTATCGCCGCGTCTGAGTTTGAGCTTTCAAGAACGGACCTGCTTAGTGTCGTGCCTGACGCACCGTATGTGCCGTTACCAATCTCAAAATTTGCACCATCTTCAATTACATAACGAACCGTCTGCCCGTCAGTAACACCCGCATCAGCAAAAGTCTGAAACCCAGAAACCGCACTGCCCAATGTAATAGTCCCAGTGCCTGTTGTTGCCGTGGACATCTTTGCCCTGTTTACAAGCACTGCCATTGTTACGCGATCCTTATAATAGCACTAGACGCATCCGCTGTTGGAAATTGAATTGTAAAGTCACCGTTTGAAGATGTCTTGTCAGAACCAAAGTTTAAAACAACAACAGACGGATTTGTAAGTGCAGAGCCAGACTCATCATTAGCACTTGGTGTACTGTTGTAGATTAATGCGCCCCTTGCGGTAATCGTTGAGCTTGAGAACGTCAGATCTGCAAAATCTGTAAACGCAGTGGTCGAACTTGTTGTCGGAGCCACCCCAGTCAAACTTCCTCCACCAGCACTATATCCCGTACCAGACACTTCATTTGTGGCTGAGTATGCTGTTGTTGTCGCATCTAGTGTTGCGGAGCTTGTATACAAAGCCAACTTCATTGTGTCGGCTGCATTCGTTCCAAACCTATGTACTCCTAACAGAAGCTCTTTCTTGAAAGAAGTACACATTGCCTGTGTAATTGCCATGCTAAAGTCTCCTTATGGCTTCTGCCAGACTGAGTTGCCCAGCATCCTTGATTGCATTATATACCGTAGTTCTGTCACTTTTTATAGCCTCTTTCATGTAAAGAGTCACCACTTGCTGTACAACATCACGGTAGGCAATCGCTTGATCTCTCAGGACTGGATGCGCGTTTTCAGAAACCTGCACAATCTTTTCTACGCATCTTGCCGCAACCTCTTCAGGAGTTTGACCACGGTTTTCTGTCGTGATTACGTTCACGATAGGTGATTCGGATATGTCCATTCTAACATCAAACATTAAGCCGCGCTCTCCCTGTAGGTATCACCGCGAAGTTTAACTCCCAAAGAAGCCATTTCTTGCAGTGCAGTTTCATATCTTTGCATATAAAACTGAATAATATCAGCCTCTCCCTTCATGTAGGTATAAGCTTCAACAAGAGATCCGTACAACAAAACTGACTCTGCATTGTCCCCAAGCCAAGACAGTCCTGCAGTTACTATAGACGGTGGGTCGTAATAATAATGAAGCTCGACGATATAGTTTGCGTCTGGGGTAGGGCCAAGAATAAAATTACCGCTAGATGTTTCTGCGCTTGCAGAAAAAGCGTCACCATCAAAAATACCGTAATATTTTGGAACGCCTTGCGTAGACGCTGAAGGATACGCTTCCCTAATAAAGTTTACTTCTTTTTCAAGGACATAGTTATAGTTATTACTACCGTCGATAACAGCAAAGGAAAACATAGCTAGAAAATCCGCTGGTCTAGCAAGATAAGGAGTTCCAGAGCTTGAAGTACCCGTAACATTCTTACGTAGTTCAGGTATAGTGACAGTTCGCATAATTCGTTCTTCTGCCTGACGAACAAACGTAGGAATGTTCGTTACGAACGTGGACTCCGTGTTTTCCGTATAGTCCTTTATTGCCTGTGTCAGTTCAGAATAGTTCATTTGAACTTTTATTCCTCTTTGTACAAGTTATCGAATATCCGATTGACATCCAGTGTATAGTCTAAATCGGACTTTGAATAGTGCGTATGTTGAGAAGGCTTAAAATCTGGCGCTCCTGATCCTGTTTCAAACCATGCAGGGTGAGTTACCCTCACACGATTATTAGGCAGTGCCACAACATTCCCAGTCCATTTATCAGCGTCTAATAGCTGCATTACATGGCTTTGCTTGTGTTGCGCAGGGTCATCAGCTATTTCACTCTCCGCATAATCCACAGTAAATAGGTACTTCGCTGGATACATCTCTCCATCTATTTTAGCCAACCAAGGGCAGGGCGTTGCCCTATCAAGCGTGTACACGGCATGTGTATAAGAAGAACAGTCCCACGGCTGTGCATCATGCACCGCCATAGGTTCGGGCCACTCCTCAAGCGGCTCATCTGCTACTAACGCAGTTATAGGCATTCTAGCCCACATCGCGCCACCGTGTACATTCTCTCCCCCTTCATCGTCCACTTCGCTTCCAGTAAAGATAACTTGAAAACTCAAGCATCTGTTTGGCATTGTTGTAACCGCTATCGCCATCGCATGAAGAAACTCACCGTGATAGGCTTCGTGGTTACATGTGTACTCTCGTCTAACCCAACACTTAAAGTGCGGGATGTTACTCTGTAAATAAGGCATAGTTGCTCCCGATACTAAGCCTTAACCGTTTTTGCCGAAGTACTGCGTCCGTGCTGCACCACTGCCTCTTGCTACAGTCTTGCCGCCTTTAGCGTACCCCTTCTTCTTCATAGCGCCGCCCATCTTCTTTTTAACTGCGCCACCTTTTTTCATTTTTCCTTTACCGTCAGCGGCAAAAGCTGGAATCATATTTCCGTCTGTACCCTTGACCATTGGCATCTTGCCACCCTTTGAGTAGCCCTTCTTCTTCATCATGCCGCCACCCATTTTCTTGGATGCACCGCCTTTTTTCATAGCCACAGGTTTTTTCTTCATAGCACCGCCGACCATCTTTTTAGTGACGCCGCCTTTTTTGTAACCTTTTTTCTTCATCATGTTCTTATCTCCTAAGATGTAGTAACCTTAACTGTGCCAACTTGGCCTGTCATGTATTGAGCATCATTCCAAACAGGATTGAACCCAAAAAGACCCCGACTTTCATCCAAAGATGTATCTGGTCTTGGGTTGCGCAAAGACTGCGGGTCAAATATTTTCACACGCCCCAGAAAGTTTTGCGGCTGATCTGGGTCTACCACATCTTTTCCGACAAGGAATCCTGTCTTCACACCATTTTTAAACTCTGGGACAAGATCCCTAAGCGGATACCTAAACCCCGTCTTGTCGCAGAACCCAAAAGCATATTTACCAGCAGCGTATGACATCACCCACCTAAAGCAAACGTGTTAAACGGAACAAACTTGATTGACGCTGTTTCCTCATCCTCACCAGCGGCTAACTCAAACTGAAACTCGTACTCTTGCTTCAAAGCCGCCGCTCTACCTGCAGACTGAGGCTTCTTCATTGCAAGATAATAGGCCATACCAGCAACCAAACATGGTACAAAACGTGGCGGAACAGACGTAACAGTATCGCCTACACCAGAAGAAAGACCGTCTATACCCTTCAGTCTGTAGTAAAATATTGTGTATGTTGTCGTGCTATCAGGCACGGGCCACAGAGTTACTTTTGTTTCCGTTGGGAGCCTTTGGACGAAGATTTGGGTCGGCCTACCTTGCGTGTTTTTGTTGGTTTGCTGGGCGTAGGTTGCGACACTGATTCTTTCGAGGGCGGTATCGACTTGGTTGGTTCCTGTTCCTGTTCGGATTTGGTGTTCGATGATGTCGATTGTGTCCGAAGGAAGGGTATACGTTGCCGTACCTGCCGTAACAGCAATCGTACCCGATTCAATAGTGAAGAGATTAAGCCCACGATTTTGCCACTCCAATGTTAAAAGATTAAGGCTACGTCTAGCGGTCTTGAGGTCGTAACCTGTACGCATTTCAAGGCCAGCACGTTCATATGCTTCCTCAAACAGTTCTGGTAGATCAGGGGTAACTACAGCCATTATGTCACTACACTTCTAAATCGTTTGGTTTTCTTTGCAATTTTCTCAGGTTGAGCCACATGCTGCTTGCCTGAAGCCGTGCCTTTTCGTTTTGCTCTTGTTGTGGCTGCATACTCAGCAGGGCTAAGAGACTTAATAGCCGCACTAGGTAAATACCGCTCACCAGTTTTACTACTAGGCTTCCCACTCTTTGTGCGCCATTTCTGTTTCGTCCAAGCTTTAAGGCTTTTCTGAGACTTCTTGAGTGCCACTACTTATACCCACCCCCAGCATCTTTATAAGCCTTTGCAAGCATTTGAGCCTTTCTTGCTGACCATTGACCCGGCTTACCCCCTTTGCCACCAGCCTTTATTCTATTGAACAAATTCTTGCGCATAGTAGGCTTTGTATAGTTTCCAGCTTCATTTACACGGCTTTTAGGTTTCTTTTTAGCTTTGCCCCCTTTACCCATACGAATGAGTTCGAGGTCTTTCGTGTCGTCACCAGTGGAAGTAAACCCGCCGTATTTCATTTCTTCTACACCAGATATCGTTCCTTTATTCTTAGAAGCATAGAACACACGCTCACCCCTTTTAGGGCCATACTCCTTCTTCATGGAGCGCATGATTTCTTTGCCCTTATCTGTTAGCGGCATACAAACGCTCCAGTTCCAGTTTTATTGCTTGCATCTGAACAGCCATGACTTCGGTTCGCTTGTCTACAGCGATCAGGGTTTCTGTCGTCCAACTAGCCCAATTATACGAAACCGCGCCCACCAGACCGATTAAAGCCGCTGCGACCCCCATCACAACCTTGCTGCTCAAAATATCCATTACGAACCTTTCTTCCACTTTGGTGAGCTAGATTTAGTTTTACTAGGGGACCACTTAACACGATCAGCCCAATAAGCTGCAGACATTTTGCCTTTACTAATGTTCTTTGCGTGACGAGACTTAAAGGCTTTTCGCTGCCCTACAGTCTGATTTGTTTTTACACCTTGCTGACCAAAACGAATAGTCTTCACCTTATCGCCCTCTTTAGCCACAACAATGTGTGATTTCTTTGGGTGATTAGGTGTGCGCTTGGGTTTGTTGTATCCACTAACTCCTGCGCGTTCTAACCGACTATCCTTCTTTTTCTTTTCAGCCATTAAAGAGTATCCCCATTGTTGATGTAGATAAACTCCATTGACGCGGAGACATTAAAGCTAACCGACCCAGAGGAAGAAAATGCTCTCATCTCTAAGTCTGTTTTTTCTGTGAACCTTAATGGAAAAGTGTAAAACTGCTCATGTGTGGCATCTGTCAGGGTAAATCTTTCCTTTATCTGGAAGACTTCTCCGTATGGCCTAGCAACAAGACTAGCATTCAAAAGGGCTGGGGTGTTAGTAGATGTGCCTGTGGACAAAGACATCTTTGTAAGAAAGGCTGTATATCCTGCGGGAACTGTCCAAAGAGCCATCAATGTTTGGTTATCACCATCCCCATTTATGGTCAGGTAAATGTTAGCTGGAACTCCAGTGGTCACTGTGCCTGTTCCTGCGTAGATTATACCAGCATTTGCACCACCACTACCCGCGCTGCGAACAATGCCACGATTTATCCGTAGGTAAGATTTTGTGGTGTTAACAGCAGTTTGCCCATTCAATGTGACAACTTCGTTTATTTCGTTGTAGTCACCATCTAGGCCAAAAACTTCTACTGTTCTTGCACCAGTACCTGCAGCAGTGTCATTAGCTGAACTGCTTGATACAGTCATTACTGTAGCTGACGCGGGATAAGCGTACAAGCCACCTTGTTCCCAGATGGTTTCTTTTGAGTCTCCGACATCGTTGTTGTAGCCAAACTTAAATATCGTTTTATGGAATGATATTTGCCCACGAGCAACTTGAAGCTCAAACGGCTCGCTAGTTCCAACTCTGGAAATTGAACTTACTTCACGAGCCATTTAAATCTCCTAGTTATAAAACACCGTCATAGCAGTGATGTTAGTAAATGCAGAAACGTACACGTCACTAACACGAATACCGTCAGACGGAATATTTACTGAGTGAGAGTCAGATGCAATAAAGTCCAGATCAAGAACTGTAGAGCCACCGTTACCATCAGTAATCGTCAATCTAGGAGATCCAGTAGTTGTTAATACTTGGATCTGACGTATTCGAGCGGGGCCAACACTAAGTGACCCCGTTCCAGTAACACGTTTCGATTGTACATCAGAACGCATATCTTACTCCTATTAGCTATCAGCAAACGGAGTAGCGAGTGTGCCTGATCCTAACAATGTGCCAGTAACAAGATATTCTGCAGTTGCAATTGCTGTGACTTCCACAACAGAACCAGCAATACCACCTGTAGTGGTGCCGTTCATAGAAATGACATCGTTGCTTGCTGCAGGAGCGAAACCCCTAGCTTGAGAAGTGGCGGCGGCGGCAAGAACGAGATTGCCAACAAACTTATCCGTGCCATCTGTTTTGATATCCAAGTCAGAAGCAGTGGTGCCTACAAAGAACTTGTAGGTTGCGCCAATGGTGTCGCTGGTGATTGCTGGAAGCGTAACCGCACCGTCTGCATCATTGATTTCAATAATGCGTCCTACGTGGTCTGCATATGTGAGAGTTGTTTCTGCTGTGATTGCTACAACTGCGGTTGATCCTACAGCAGTAAAGCCGCGTTCAGAACGAACGGGACCTGAAAAGGTAGTTAGACCCATTTTGATCTCCTGTCTTTGGGTGTGTCAGCCAATGGCTGTCAGGGATGAAAACAAGATAACATAGTTTATAAAAAAAGAAAGAGGCAACTTGTGAATAAAGAAAGGGCCACCGAAGTGGCCCAGTCCAATCAGGGAGGATACCAATGAAATACCATCAGTATCCATACTGTAGCATAATTTACGCTCCGGGGGAACCGTAAATTCCAAGCGGATCAGAAACACCGAATGAATAACGCTCACGCGCTTTGTAGCGCACGTTACCTGTATCGAAGTCACCGTCCATACCTGTCTGCATAGCAGTACGCACAAAGTGCTTCATGCCGTTAGGAATGTCAGTCGTGATAAAGAACGCATCGTTATCCGTCAGGTAGTGGTTAACACTGTAACCCTCTGGGATAGATCCGTTAGAACGGATTGCGTTAATATCATTGTCTGCCGTTCCTACACGCAGTTCTGTTTGCAGAAGACGTGTTGCAACAAACATCAACGCTGGTGGAATGATAAGCTTGCGTGGACGCGCAGCGATCAACAGACCACGTTCATCAGTGAACGCAGCAATATCAATCACAGCTTGCTCAAGCGAAGTTTCATTCAAGTCAGCATTTGTTGAAGGTTTGTTTGCGTTTGTGCCGCCTTCAACAGTTGGGTGGTTGGTTGCGAACAAGAACACGTTGTCACCAGATTTGAACGTATCAAACCCTGTGTTCAACAATGAAGCTGCTTTCGTCTGCTTTGTGTACGCCATACCACGGGCAAGTGCCTTTGTGTAACGTGCAGAAAGAGAGTCATACAGGTTGTCTTCCATCGCTTCTTCAGTGATAGAGAAACCCATAGCAACAGTTTCATGGTTGTAACGAGCGGTGAAAGATTCTTGTGCATTGTCGTAGGAAATAGACGCACCTTCTGCTTTCACAGGAGCCGCACCAAACCCAGACAATTTAACCTCCTCTTCAAAGCTACGCTCTGAAGTTTCAGTCTCATAGATCTGTTCGTGTTCGTTTTCGTATTTACCGTATTCCAAGCCAAACAAGGCGTTTAGGCCGGGAAGAAGCTCTTTAAGGAGCTGGGCGCGAGAAATAGCCATTATTTAACTCCTTTATAAGCCAACATTGTTCGTCATCTGGTGAGCGCCCGGATTGAACTTTACAAGTACATCTGGATACGCATCAGCAGGATCAGAAACATGAGCAACGATGCGGAATGCAGCCGCTGCAGTTTGAACAGTCGCATCTAGTGCAGACGTAGAGTTACCTGTAACTGTAGAACCAGTTGAGGTAGACTGTGCCGCTGCAAAGAAGGTGTTCGTACCAATGATTGTCTGCGCTCCTGCACCATCAAGCTGCGCTTGGAATAGTACGTTTGGATCATCGACAACATAAGCCACAATCTTAGTACTATTGCTGTTTGTACCAGACGGATAGTACTGTGCTTGAACACGTTGACCTGAAGAGTTTACATATTCACAACCAACGAAAACGCCGATGCCGCCTACGCCTGTTGTACCTGAAATGCTGTTAGAGGTAAGGTCTGCACCTGTACCTGTAGCCAGCGCGATATACCCATCAGCCCCGATGATTACAACTTGACCATAGAATAGGTTCGTTGCTTCACCAGCAGGGTCGATGAGATACTGGGACGTTGCCCCAGCATATGGCATTCCATCCGCACGTTTGACGGGACGGAGACCATAAGGAGCCGCTGAAGTAGCCATAGCTCTCTCCTACATCTTAGTTTCTACCAAGCAAGCTCCCCCGAAAGGTTACTTGCCAAATGAAGTCCTCGTAGAACGCTCTGGGTTTAGAACGGGCATACGAGGGTCTGATTGTCTTAGATAAGAGTTATCCACGGCTTGCATTTGGCTCTTAGCCTGATCAAGCTGTGCTTCCCTCCTAGCCTTAACATTTTCGGTAGAGTTCTGGCAAAGCAGTAATCCACCGACCTCAATATTGTCTTGAAATCGTGAGTCGATATCAGACACAACGTGAAGGTTTGGATGATCTTCTTTCCGAACAGGTGTCCAACCTTCACGAAATCTGGAAGAAACGTTCGTGTTATCCGTATTACCCAAGGTTGATGTGCGAATCCAGCGGAACTCAATGCCCTCTCTGGGTTCGGGGGTCGGTAACATAGAAGGTCTCTGCCATGACACTTTGCGTTTTGACTCTTCACGAGTCTCACTGGTGCGTGAGGTTCTATCCGTCATTTAGATGCTTCCTTCATTAACTGCGCCGCATATTGCTCATTAGTCAGACCAAGCCGCTTGGCGAGAGAGGCTTGCGTTGAGGTCAGTCGCACTGTGCGTGGTTTCTTTGTCGTTTTAGACGGTGCGGCAACCACGGAGCCGTGTTGACGATGGGGTGCTTCTTCCTCAATTAGCCCATCATCAAACCTATCTGGAAAGACTCGTCGTATAGACTTATCTATCTCATCATAGTATTGATCGCTTCTTGGATCAATACCTTGTTTTACAAGCTTCTCGTGAAGCCCGTATGCGTATCCCGTCATTTCGGGGTCTTTTTCAAACCAATCGTTCCTTTTTCCCCACTCTAAGGCTTTTTGATCCACTTTTGGTAGTTGGGCCGCAGGCTGTTGATAGGTGGGTTGTGGAGCTTGTTGTTGTACTCTTTGTTGTGGTTTGTAGTTATCTACGCGGTATTTTTCGTTTTGGATAGTTGTAAGCTGTTCTTGGGCTGCAAGAAGTGCATCAGGATCTCCAGACTCATAAGCTGCTTTGTAAGCAGCCTTGGCTTTATCTAACTGTGCATCAATACGCCCTTTTGCTTGACTAATTAGAGTAGCTTCCCCTTCATCAAGCGTTTTCTTCAGCCTATCGTTTTCGGCTTTTATCTGCTGCGCATAACGCAAAGCCTCTTCTTGCATACGTGCGGCTTCTTCTTTTGCGCGGCGTTCTTCGTGAAACTCAAACTTTAGCTGTTTGATACGTTTCTGTACGCCTTCAGAGTACGATGCTATCTCATCGTCTTCAGGAATATTTGGCTTTGCATCCTCTGCTCTACGAGGTTTACCTTGGTCCTCTTGGGGCGTATCATCGACAATTTCAATTTCAAAGCCATCATCGTCAGAATCTACGCTTACATTCCCTTGCGCACTTTTAATTGCTTCCGCAACGGTTTCTTCTTCAAATTCTTCAGCCAGATTACTCATATCCGTGTGTACCCCCGTGGATCATCAACTACAGCCTCGACTGTATCATCATTGATCAAGCGAAACTCTTTTCCGTGAATCTTGAACCGTGTGCCTGAATAAGAACGGAAGATAACAAAATCTCCTTTCTTGCAGTACGGTCCATCTGGAAATTTATTATGATCTTTGTAAGCATCTCCCCCCATATCAATAACAAAACCTATTATTGACGCAGTTTCTTCGGCGGATCTAAGACCATCAGGCATAAATACTCCGCCTTCTGTCTTTTCGCTTACCTCTGGAAGTCCTATGAGGATCTTGTAGCCTTTAGGCTGTGGTAGCTGTGTTGCTACTTTTTCTTCAGTTGTTTTCTTACCTGTATACATTTACCTACCTTGCAGTGATTAAAGGTTCACAGAAACCTTGCGTGGATTCATCCACGAAGCCCCACTTACAAATAGATCAAAAAGATCTACTCTTCAATAAATCTTTTTTCTAGGTCTTCTAACTCCCTCCCTATAAGTTTTAAACCTTCGTAACGACCAACAACTCTGTTGTATTGCGCTATATCTTCGGCACCCCCGCCAGCCAAAAATAATTCTACTTCCTCTTTATACTGCGAGATAACCCGCTGCATGAGTGCAATTACACTACTATCTTCCACCTCTTGTTAGCTCCCGTGCTACTTCTATACCCAGTTTCGCACCTTCACGCTGATCTGCGTGTTGGTTTTTATCAAGCTCCGTCGCAAGTTCTACCCCTAGTTTTGCGCCTTCACGTCGATTTTGGGCTTCAATCTTTTTAGCCTCAAGCTGCAACTTGGCTGCATCCATCTGCATTTTATGCTTCAACTCTGCTTGTCTAAGCTGCATTTCTGCTTGCTGCATCTGCACAACAGGATCTTGCTGTTGCTGCTGAATCTGTTGTTGTTGCGCCTCTGCTTGGTCTTTCTTCAACAACTTGTCTGCTGCTTCTTGCGTCAAACGAGAGATCTGTACCTCTAA